AAACCTTTTTATTCTCGTATGTTTATGAGTGAGCATCCAGAGTATGAAAATTTTTTTTACAAACGCACATCAAAGGCAGATATGGAGACTTACAATGATTGAAATACAAACGAAAGAGCATTCACCTTTTAGTCCATTACTTATGGAATTTAAGATGCCACAAGAATACATTGATATATTAAATAAATATGGAGATAAAATTTCTGCTGATAAAAAGAAATCTGAGAAGTTAGATTTTTCTGATAGATTGGTAGGTAATGTAAAACAAGAACACACTATTGAAGATCACATTTGGCAAGAAGGTAAACCTTCTATGTTTCAATGGGTAGGTGGTTGTGCAAGTTTATATGTACAATCTCTTTTAAAAAGAAATAAAAACAGTTTAACATTTAATGAACAAGAACAAAGAGTAATGGACAATGGAATTAAAACTTTAAATGTTTTAAAAAGTTGGTTAGTTAATTCTGTAGCTGGGGATTTTAATCCTGTGCATCAACATGAAGGAAGGTTATCTTGTGCAGGATGGTTAATGATGCCAGAGTCTATACAAAAAGATGAAGAGAGAGAGCATGCTGGATGGATTGAGTTTATGTATGGAGAAAGTTTATCTATGTTAAATAATAAACATGCAATTAAACCAGAAGTAGGACAAATATTTATGTTTCCTTCTTGGTTACAACATTCAGTTTATCCTTTTAGAGGTGATGGCATTAGAAGAAGTATTTCATTTAATTTAGATTTTACGGTGTAACCATGAGAAAAACTATGACAAAAATGGATGAAAGATTTATATCGAAACTTGAATTACATATTATGAACAGAATGTTAAATGGCGAAAAACTTTATGAGTTTATAGAGAAAGATCGTTCTACATTTATTGTTGGAAAAGAAAAAAGAGCAACGAGAGTAAGAAAGTCATTAGTGTATAGTATGTTTAAAAACAATTTAGTGGAAATAAATTTACGAAAAACACACAAAATAAATAACGTTTATTTTTTAGGATTTGCTTCTAAGGATAAAAGGGAAATGAAATTAACACCAATAGGTGTACAAATAGCAAAGGAATTTACTGTATGAAATATTATAAACCAGTTGATGTTGCTAGTATGTTAAATTTAACAACACAAACATTAATGTTATGGAGAAAAAAAGGGATAGGGCCTGAATGGATAAAATTAGGTCAGAATATTGTTCGTTATCCTATGACAAATTTTGATGAGTGGATGAATGACAGGCATAATAAAAGTACACAACAGACAAATAATAGTACCAGATAGCCTAGATGACGCTGAAATATTCATTGGAAAATGGAAAAAAGCACAAAATAAAGCTATTGAGGAAACAATTAAGTTGACAAATTACAGTGTAGAAGAGTATAATTTTGATAAATTAGTAGATGAGAAAACAATAAAATATTATGTCGAAGATAATACATAACATAGAAATTTTAACTGATGGTGGAATAAACCCAGAGACAGGTATCCACGAAGAAAAGTTATGGCAATTACATTTTGTAGATCATTCTAAATCTAGAATAATGGGTCGTTCTAAAGTTTTAGAATATCTTACAAAAGGAACTGTGCCACCGAAGACAGTTCACTCTTTTAAAAAATGGGATATTACGACTACTCAAGGATCTAGGGTTAGGACTTGGGTTATTGTATATGATGATAAGTCTCATGTTCAATTGATCAATAAAGATTTTTATTCACTGGTAACTAATGGTCATAAAGTTGAACAAGAAAAAGAAGAATTGGTGCACAGTTCCCCTCCCCCTATGGAAAGAAGTAGTCCATTAAATCCTGCTTTGTTTGAAAAAAAATCAAGAACAACAGATGAAGAAAGAGAACAAATAGATTCTTTTAGAGAAAAAGTTATAGAAGATTTAAAAGTAACTTGATGATTACTCTTTGTTGGGAAGCAGAGAAAATAACGATAACAAAAGAAGAGTTGACTTTGTTGACAAGACATGTTAGAGTACCTCAAACATTAAAAGGGAATAACATGTGGAAGTTGATTGATTGTGGAAGTTATCCGTGGTTTATTAAAAAATCACAGAAGTTTTATCATTGTGTCTATGGACTTGATGGGGAATATAAAAAAATTAGAATACAAAACAGTTATATTAAAACAACTGAAAAAGTAAAATACTCATATGTAAAAGATTGGTTAAGTAATGATGGGTTTGAAAAACATCCATGCACTATAAGTAAGAAAACTTATCAATGGCATAAAAAACAATGGAAGGGTATGAGGATTACAGCTTTGATGAAAGAAATATTAAAACAATTAAAAGACAGTAGAGTGGCTAGTAGTTAGCCATTCTATTTTCTTTATCCAACCTTTTGGAATAACTGTAACTCTTCCTGCATAACCTTCTGTTAAGTCAGCTATTAAGACATACTTTTTATCGTCTTCTTTATATAACCAACCAATAGAAACGCAATCAGCTAATACTGCTTTCTTATCTATATCTTCATACTCATGCCACCCTGTATCTAAGGCATCATAAGCATCAAGCCAGTGAATACAGACTCTAGGTTTTTTTTCTTTTTCTGGATTTTGCATAATGTTTGTAGCTTATTTTATAGGCTGTCTTTCTTTTCTTTCTCATCTTGCCTGTAGATTTTTTCTTTTTACCTTTACTAACTTGCTTTGGCATAGATGCTCTATTAATAACCATAATTCTTAAATGACTTTATACCTTTATTGCTAGCCATTCCACCTTGATTTTTAAATAATAAAGGACTTGTTCCTACAATACCACCTTGTGCAAACTGATATTGACTTGCAGTTCCATAAGGATTTCCTATAAATTTCTTTGTAACTGGATCATAATAACCACCAGCAATTTGCATTTGCTCCGGCCCACCTAAATAATTAGGTGTAAATCCCGGCATGTATTGTCTTTTTAAAAGAAAGTCTGGTGTTGGAACAGTTGTGTCTGTTGCAGGTGGAGTAGGAGTGCTTGTTTGAAAATCACCTATACCACCACCACTTTGTTGTGTATTACCTGTAAAAGGATTTTTACCTTGTCTGCTTAATTCTTCACGAGCAGCAAATATTTTATTAGCAAAATCTCCAGAGAATTGACTTGCATCTAAGCTAGCTAAATCTACTAAACCTCCAGTAGTTTGTGGTACATTTTTTGGATCAGAATAATATTTTTCTGGATTTGCTATTTTATCGTAATAACTTTGAAACTTATCTGCATCAATAGCTTTTCCAGTTTGCATAAATTTATTTGCAAGTGCTTGAGGATCTCCACTTTTAATTAATGCTTGAAATTTATCCTGTTCATCTCTTGGAAGGTTTGCTCCATATTCTAATATACGATCAAGATTACCTTTTCTGTTTAAAAACATATTAAATTCTTCTTTGCTCATATCACCAAACATCTTAGCAAAAGTTGCCGCTGTATTAGCATTGTCTGTATCAAATGCTTTTTCTGGATTAAAACCTACAAATTTATCTAATGCACCACTTAGTTTATCTATAGCTTGCAAAACTGGAATAGTTCCTCCAGTTTGATCAGCAAAAACTATTTTTCCATCTGGTGTAATTTTAGCAATTTTTCTTCCTAATATTTGTTGAAAAAATCCAATGTTTTTTCTAACTTTTCTTAAATCTAAATTTCCATTTGCATCAAAATAATATTCATAATCAGTATACTTTTTATCATCTGTATCAGTTCCATCTCCAGTGCCTGTTCCAGTTCCTGTTCCTGTTCCTGTTCCCGTTCCAGTTCCATCTCCAGTGCCTGTTCCAGTTCCTGTTCCTGTTCCTTGACCAAAATTTCCAGTTCCAGTAATTCCAAATCCTTGACCTGTGCTACCCATTGATTGTTGAACAATTTTATCAGCTTCTTGTTTGGTCTTACCTTGTCCTTGTAATACACCAGACATTAAACCCGGATCTACTTGTCCTTGATTATATCCTACATTACTACTTGGGGGTTGATAACCACCAGATGTACCCGGTTTAGTAGTTTTAGGTTTATTTTTTTTAGATGATGTAAAACCTCCATGTGGTGAATGTCCTGCAACGTGTGGCATTATTTTTTCCTCCTTAGTTTTCCTCTGTTTACTTTTCTATGAACAACAGTAATATTCTTTGAGTTGTTATTTCTTGGATTTTTATCCTTGTGATGTACGTCATAAGCACTACCCTTTTTAACTTTACCTTTTTTTAATGCAGATAGCCTTGCTTTATTACGACCTGCTCTGTCTTTTTTTTGTTTAGGTCTAATGTGATATTCACCATATTCTTTTTTATAATCTCTAGTTTTCATTTTGATAAATGCATCCAATCTAGTTTAGGGCCAAAATAAATTGCCTTGTATTTATTACCTAAGTAATCATGATCCCAATACCATTGCCAATAATATTTTGGTTCTTTTTCTTTTTTTTTCTTACTCTTTGCTTTCAACTTTGGCATTCCTAGTACCTCCTACATATAAACCAAACCAAGCAGCACCTGCACCTACTATAACAGATACAAAAGCTGATTGTGCATTTGTTGGATCTGGTAAATTCATAAACCACTCAGTTGTTCTATAAAAAGAAAAACCATAGAGTGTAATTAGTAAACGTGGAAATATTCTCCATGCTGTTAATCTTTGTGGTGTAATCATTTTTTCTTAATCAATCCCATTGCACCTTTTCCAGCCTTAATGCCGAAACTCGCAGAGCACGCAATGTATAAAAGGTGTTTATAATAATCCGGCAGTTGCTGGAGTGCAACAAACCCAGCTTCAACATGTTCTGTCATGCCGGGAAAAAATACTAAAACGGCAGGCCCTAAAAGACAAATTAAAATTAGTTCGTCTTTCCACGACCCTTTCATTTGATCAACAGCAGATGCTTCCCATGAAACTTTACCAGCTATTTGGTCTTGCTTTAGCTTAGTTGCTGCTTGTACTTCTGTAAGTTTCAATTGTGCCTTCGCTTTTTTTGTTTCTACGAAGCCAGAAACCGCTTGCCCGGCAACGCCAAGCAAGGGTTTTAATAATAAATTTAACATGGGTTAAATTGCACCAATTACAACGATTACAATTATAGCTACAATACCTGCTTTAATCCAATCTTTCATTGACCAATCTGACCATTCTTTTAAGTGATTCCATAAATCTTGAAGTAGTTTCATTTCTTTCCTCCTGTTTTTACACGCACATTACCAACTTTGGCTTTGAGCTTGTTAGTTTTTTGCATCTCGATAACAAATTCTTTAAAAGTCATATCTTCGATAGCTTTAGTCTTTATGGGTTTTTTCGGTTTCTTTGTATAAATCATTTAGATAAAATTTAGCTTTATTTAAATCTTGAAAAGGATTACCCTTCACATCAAATCTAAATAAATATTGTACTAACTGAATCCAAAGACCTGCTTGCACAGCATCCATTTTAGATTCCCTTAATTTCGCTTTAATAACATCTAGTAACTCATACCCACCAAACCGATAGTGTGGTGGTTTGTTAACCATGTCTTCAGAGGTGTACTTTTCCATCCCACTCTCCATTTCTTTTAAGTACCATTGGAACAATTCGAGGTATGCCGTTATCTACAACTGACAAACTTAGAACTGGTCTCTTTACTATAATACGACTATACTTAAAAGCCAAATGATTTTTATTAATTAAACAACCTGTATTCATTGCCCACATTAATCTTTCTGGACTTGATGTATAATGTATACACGCTTTTGTATGATAGTGAGCTTGCACGACATTCATTGATACTGCCGCACATACCTGTAAGACATTAGAGGATTGTTGATGCACAAAATATACAGATCCCATAGGAGTCTGTAATGTTAATGTGTCATGCCAAGTCCACTTTTTGCTTACACCCAACATTTCATTGTAGGGTTTTAATAAACTTCTTGCTAATCCTGCTGTATTTGCTTTGCGAAAAGCCATACTACCATGATTTGAATCTAATAATCTCATAGTAGGGAACGTCTTCTCTAGTTCCTTTATAACTTTTTTTCCTTCTTCAAGTTCTCTCGCTGGATTATACAATTCAGTTGAAGATTCATGATAACTTGAAGCAGAAAAATCTAGTTCGTCACCCATATTTACGACACAATCTGGCTTAAAAGCCTTATTGCATCCCCTAATAAAGTCTATGCTATTAGGATGATTATAGGGTGCGTGCAAATCTGAAATACAGAGTATACGCTTATATACTTTG